ACAGAAATGCGACCGTTCTTACAGAGGTCCTTGCACCTTCTACGTAACGACCTCAACAATCTGCGAGGCGGTTCTGCAAAAGAAACAGGACCGTATCTCACAAAACTGTCAAGGTCGTACGATGGTGGCCTGCCCGTGTGTACTATAGGCCTTTCTATAGTAGCCCCAAGCAAGGCTTTAGGGACACACGACCAGATCCCTTCCTGGAGAGATCGAAACGGACCTTCATAGACCGCGGCTAAAATAGCAACCTTATTACAGGCTACTATCAAGTCGTGAGGTGTTTTCAACCATCTAAGATCAAAGACGGTTAAATAACCTATTGAATCTATGAAGTAAGACCCGCACGATTCTCTAAAGTCGGAATTGATGAAACTCTTTTCAGAGTTAACAACAAAACCGGCTTTACGAAGGTTCTCAATAACATCTTCTGCCACTTGGTTCTGACATATAATGTCATCACCAAAAACAGAAGATGTTATATCAAATGACCTGGTTAGTGCTGTTAGAATAAGGGACATGAGATCAAAAGTAAAACCATTACCCATGCTTGAGACCTTATTGATAATATAGTAATTATCATCAGGTCCTAAGGTCATGTCTGACCGACAAGCTAGTATTTTGTTAAATACTCTTTTGGGTAATAGATATTTTACTAGTCTCATGCTGATTGCATCACTGCAATCAGACAAATCGATTGTCGCGACTTTGTTATCGCTTATTCGATTTCTATGCACATCTGCAAGGAAATCGAGATCGATCCCGAGGTTATCTTTTAGACAACGACGGATCCCCAAACCGACAGCACGCTGGACAAGCATATTGCACAATGGTTCAAGGCAAATCGGTCTATCCTTAAGATTATTCTTAGGGACAGTCGACCACCTATTCCCATCAACAAAGGTAACTGAACAATAAAGCTTAAATTTATACATCTCAAAAGCTGGTTCAGTTAAATCTTTGAACCGCTTAAAGATAGTATAATTTACATGCCTTATATTCAGGCCTTTGATTGTGCAGTAGCTTTTAAAGCGTTTCTTCACCGCTCGACGCAAAGACCTATGCCAATAAGAATACTTGGCAAAAAGATCGAAGCAATCGGGCGTAATGGTCCACACCCCGCTCAACTTACAAGCGAGCGAGGTGCGGTTACCCAATGGTT